AGTCCATTTCCAACCCTTAGTAGCTTTACATTTAGGGCATGGTTCTATGTAACTCATCTCTTATTACCAAGTCCTTTTGACATTATTATTTTCCAATCTTTACCATGTTTCTTTCTCATTCTTTGCCAAAATGGATCAGAACCAAACTGACCACCCTGCTGATTATATTTTTTCATTATTTTTGCAACTCTTTCATGACATCTCTTACATAATCTAACATTAATTTGCTCCATATTAAACTTATATTCTCCACAAAAATAACATAATCCGTAATAAACTGGCTTTACAGATACTAAAAGTGCTTCTCTGCCCCTTTTACCTGCACAATCACCACAAATATCAAAAATACCTGCACCTGCAGCATCATTTTTTAAACAACCAAAGCAAACTGCTTCTTTGTATGCATTTACATGTGTTTCTTCGTTTTTTTGATGTATTTCCCAGATTTTCTTACCTAGGTCAGTATTTCCTGTATTTACATCTAATTTTGTTGGCATACTAGTGTTCTGAGAGTTTCACTCTTTTTAATGTATCGTCTAAAATGATTCTGATATTATTGCAAGCATAATCATTTAAACCATGTGCTCTACACTCTTTTCTTATTTCATCTAAACATTCATCTATTTCAGAGAAATTTGCATTATATACATTAGTTGCTTTTTTTGGAGTAGTTTTTTTAACAGTTGTCTTTTCTTTGACTTGTTCCTTTACTACTTTTTTCTTTTTACCTAACATTATTCATCATCATCCTCTATTTCTTCTTTTTTACTCTTATTTATTGTTTCATCTTCTTCCCATTGTCTCATACCTTCAAATTCAGCCTTTACAATAGCTCTTGCTTGTCTTACAGTCATACCTGCTGCTTTTCTAAGCTCATCTACTGTTTTTGTCTTTTTCCAACCATAATCAAGTGCTGTTTGTAGTGTATTCTTTACAACAGTAAAGTTACTTGGTGTTATTCCATCACCAAAGCCTTTCTGTGACATTGAAGTTCCAGAACCAGTACTTGGTGAACCTTGTGCAATACCACCCAAGTCAGATGGTCTATTTTGTGCAGGTGCACCTTCAAATGATTGTCTATTCTCTAATGGAGCTGCAGTACTTCTTCCTCTACCGTTAACTCCTTGTGCTCCACTCAATCCCATTAAATCTTCAAAGTATTTTGGATCTTGTGAAATATTGTATTTACCATCATGTGTTCTACTAACTTCAAATCCCATTTGTTGTAACATTGCAACATTTTGTATTTCTACACCATCTCTTTGCAAATCTGCAAGTTTATCATTCTCTTCGCCTTGTATTAATCTTAAATCCCAGTCATCTATACCCATTATTTCGACAAATTTCTTTAAAAATGACTTGAATAGTATGTCTTGCCCCCATTTTACTGCTCTGTTTGTAATTGTAACTTGTAGTCCTTCTTGTGACCAACCACCAACCATTTCTCCATAATAGAGTGGTAAAACACCAAATGCAGCACCAATAATCTGTCTTAACTCTTTTCTTACTTCAATAAACTCTAATTCTTTAAGTGAACCAGTAAAATCAATCCAATTAGCCATGTTTTTACCACCCTTATCTGATTCTACCATAAGTGGGTGTATCATGTATGGATCTTCAATGGCTTTTTGTTCTAATGCATCCCAAGACTTTCTGAATGTTTCATAGTTACGAGATGCAATAACAAGTAAACCTCTTGGTGGTCTCATCTTGTCAAAGTATTTTCTAACATATTCATCCATATGTGATAAAGACATTGCTTTTGACCAAATTGCATAGATTGGAGAATAACCATAAATTAATGAAGGTCTATACTTACCTGCTTTCCAAATAACTTCACCTTCACCATAAATTACTCTTTTTGGGTGTGGTACACCTACAGAATAAACTGAATTAACTTCCATAATTGCTTTTATTCCTTTTGCGTTACATCTGTCACATCTTTCAGTATAAAGTCTTTTATCACGGTGTTCAAATCTAGGACATACCCAAATTTTTTGTCTTTTATCATCATAACCGATTCTACCATCACTATCTGCTATCATAGCAACTTGTGGTGGATCAACTCTCAATAATTCTTTAATTTCGGTCTTTTTATAGTCAACTTCACCTGTTAAATCATCAATCCAATAATTCTTTAGTAAAAGTAAGTATGCATTGTCAGCAATTTCCAAATCACGTTCTAATTGTCTTGCAACGTCTTCAAGTGTTTGGTTGTTACCATTTACAGAAGTAGACATTAATTTTTCAATGGTTTTTCTGTGTTCTGGTACAGGAATTCTTAAATCTGTACTTAAACAAGAATCACATTGTACTTTTGCTACTTTTTTCTTAACATCACTTTCATCTACTTTTCCATGTGGTGCATATTGGAATTCTTTTGAACAGTTGTTACATTTGTATTTGAATCTTTCAACTATTTCAAAACCATTCTTAAACATTTCACGATTAATGGTTTCAATAGGTATTCTTAATGCATCTATGTTCTCTGCTAACTCATAGATCATTATAAGTGGAAATGGAAAAATTGGTAATTTAGCACCTGTATCGGTACTCATGTACGGCTGTGCAATAGAAGGTCTAGTAGTAGTCTCTGTAAATGATTTATTACTGAGTCTAAATGCACCTTTAATAGTGTCTACTAATCCCATACTTAAATTCTATATGAGTGACTTATAAACTTTGTCCAGAAACGTCAAAATATGTCAATGATTGCCGTGTTCTGAACATCTTGGATGTCTACCGTGCTCTACATTGCATTTACATGATTTTGCATGTGTATGTGGTTTATCTCCACCTTTGTGTGAGTGTTTAGTGCCATCTTCGTGTTCGTGTTCTTCTATCTCAAACTCTGGTTCGTTTTTTACCATAAAAATCATTATATAACCCTAGTTATAAAGATTATTAGTCTAGTGGTGTGAGCATGCATACCTTATCGACCTATCATGTTCATTCATGCGATTTGGTTATCAAAGGCGATAAGGAGGACTGTTGTTGCGAGACAGCTAGACCATTACTTTAAATAACATGGTTTTTTAATATAGATATGGTAGAATTCGAAATAGATGACTTTACCGTGTTAATGAGGTGGTTTGAATTAGCATTTGCTAACAAAGATCCTGAAAAACTTCCTATGAAAGATAGAAAGGTGTTTTGGAAACTCACATTCTTATGTGAAGATAAGATAAGAGAAGAAAGACAAATTTTAGGTAAAGATGAAGATACTTATAAGCCTTAAGAAACATTTATATTTACTATAGAGTTAAACAATTTGTTGCTTGTCAGGGATTACCTACACAATTAGGTAGCCCTCTTAAAGCAACACTTCACTTATATTATTGAATTATATATACAAACTATGTTAAACAAAGCGTTGTTTTTTATAGGTTGTTTTCTAACTGCAACTATATTTCTTGCACCAGTTGGTATTGGATTGATAATTGTTTCATTTCTTATAACAAAGAAAAAAGAAGAACCTAAAGTTAATCACTTTAGTAAAGAAGTATTAGAGCAGTTTAGATAATCTAGGTTTTCTACTTATTCTTACTTTTAAAATATTACCACAACAAGGACATCTTATACCAACTTCTTTTTCTAACCATGCAGAACATATTCTACAGTACGATCTAGTATCATAAGGATTACCAAACGGTCTACTAGTACCTATCATATCACATTTACCTTTACATAATCTTACCATTCAATGTATAATACATGCCTATAATAAAAACCTATGCTTTTTTGTTTTTTGAGATACATATATATAGAACATATATGTCTATAAAGTAATGAAAAGTGTAATAACAACTTTAGCCGTATTTGCAGTGTTTGCAACATTCATTGCATATGCAAACGCAGAAGGTGCACCAAACAGTGTAGAAGTAACAAGTTTCCCATTTGACTTATCAGTTATGGAAGATGGGCACATTACTTTCAACAATCTTGACGGTTCAGCACCAATGAACTTTGTTGCATATGGATGGTTTGAAGGCACAGTAGCCGTAGGCGAAGTTTTAGTAATTCAACTTCCAACGGAAAACTGTGGCAATACATGCTACATTGCAGAAGACTATTACATCAAAGACTTGAATACTGGGGAACATTCAATTCTACACATATTAGCACCATATGTAGCACCAGAACCA